ATGAAAAATTTAGCCAAGCAACAGCAGTTTGACGCGACCATGCAAGACTACATGATCTACTGCACAACAAAGCAACTAAGCAAAAGAACGCTTGCAAGTTACGAACAGGCGCTTACACTTTTTGGGAAATGGCTGATTGATAATGGAATTGTTTTAAAAGACGTGAAGCAAGCAACCATCATGCAGTATATCTCGGATATCCGCGAACGTGGCAAATACACCGTATACAGCGGATTTAACGACAACAATCAGGAAAGGCGGCGCGACTACCGGCAGACCGTAAGCACAACCACGATTAATAATTACCTACGCAACCTACGCGCCTTTTTTAACTGGTTGTATGGCGATACTGTAAAGAACCCAATGAAGAGCATTCGTCTGATGAAAAACGAAAGAATACCTAAAGATTTTATCAGCGACGCAGACTTTACAAGGCTTCTATCTGTCTTTGATAAGTCGTATTTCAATGAACTGCGCGACTATACCATGATTATTTTAATGATGGACACAGGTATGCGGATAGGCGAATGCACACGGTTACTAGTTGACGATCTGGATTTGCGCGGACTTTCCATAGCAATACGCGCAGAGGAAACCAAAAGCCACAAGCCGCGCATGGTGTTCTTTGGAAATCGAACACAAAAAGCTTTAAAATCTTGGATAACCTTTAAAGATCGCTATGTCGAAAGCGAGTATCTGTTTTGCAGTAAGGCCAATAAGCAGCCTGTGTCAGTTTCATGCTTTGAGACCAACTTTAAACGCTATATCAACTCTTCCGGTCTACGCAGTACCATTTCACCGCACACGCTACGAAATAACTTCGCTAAACGGTCATTGATGAACGGTATGGATATCTACACGCTATCGCGCATCTTAGGTCATAGCAGCGTACAGGTAACCGAAAAAGCCTATCTTGATCTTGATGTGACAGACCTGCATAAGCAGTATGCAAGATATTCCCCTATGGAAAACATGAACAAGCGCCGCTAGGACGCTCCACAAGGCCACTGGAAGCCGCTACACGCCACTTTCACATATTTTTGCAATAGCTTGACATGGAAAAGTAAAACCAGATACAGGCGCGATATAATGCCTATAAGATGAAACAGGGTGTATCTACTAAAGATATACCCTGTTTTGCTTTTTATCGTTATATCAAGCGCGTTAAAGCGGAATTTCTGTATTAATCTGTAATTCGCAAAGTAAAACAAGTCGAAAAATAGCACGCTGGATATTACTCCATACGTGTTATTTTTTATTTCATTATTCAACTATATCTTCTTCGATATTTCTTACCGTATCTGTATTTGTTGGGTTGCTGTCACGTTGTGCAAGAATACTACAAATAATGCTACTGTCAATGAGTAGTGATCCTAACCCATGTAAGAATAAGCGCGTAACCATAGAAGAAATAAGAACAACAACTGCGCTTATTATATACACCCAGATATATACTGGAATTGTCCCATCATATGTAAATATTTGATCGTGAAAACTAATTTGTGAATATTGATACATTGCAAGTATCATAAGGACAAAAAATCCTATAATTCCGCAAACAAGAATAATGGTAGATGCTTCATGAAGCCATTCCCCGTCTTTTTTACTGGTTGAATCCATTTTCGTTTCTCCTTATTATTTTATATAGTAAATTAGGTATTCTCAAATTTTACCATATTTTATCGTTGATGTCTATATTCTTCATAATAAATGTGTTGGTAAAAAATTTATTTGGGCTGTCGCATCTGATGGTGTCTTTGAAAATATTAAACAACAAGAAATAAAGATTCCAATTCGTTGTGATGAAGGAAGATATGAATATCTTGGTAAACGATATAAAATGATCTCATTAAAAGAACTTGCGCCCTTAAATGAATAATAATATACTTAGCAATCATATAGTAGCAATCATTGTGTAACAATCATTTTGGAGGTATAATGTTTAATTTTATAGAAGAAGCTGAATCTTTTCCTGCGCTAGTTAGGCAACTAAATGAATAATAATATATTTAGGTCATGATCGTGTGGTCACGATTATGTAATCATTTCAGAAGTGTATAAATATGTCTAATATGTAAACATATATGAATACATATTGACAAAATATACAAATTGTGTTATAATTATATAAAATTAAATAAAATCAAAAAAATGGTGTACCAAAAAGCGGACTGTAATAGTTCGTCTATTGGTGCGCTTTTTTTATAGATTAATGAAAATTGGAGGAATTGATATGGAAAACTATTTCTATTGCAAGAGGCTTCGGCTTTACTGCTATCTAAGCGAACACGGATTTTACTTTGAAAAAAAACTTGTAGACCGGGATAATCCGCACTACTACATTTGGGTATACCCTCGAACGCCAGAATTACAGACGATGCTTGATTATTATTTTGAAAATGTAACTTTAACAGCAAGAAATTAAATTAAATGGAGGAAATTATTATGAATGAAAAATCTGCTAACGGCTTATGCACCATCTATCCGAGTAATGTTCTACAAATTAGCAAACTACCAGAAGAACATCAACGTTTATTAGCGTATGAAGCTTTATTCAGAACTGCATTTACCGGTGAAAAAGTTAAAGTTGATGATTTATTAATTGATTTTTGTATTTCGACGATGCAGGATCAAATACTTATTGCTGGCGAAAAGTATAAGAAAGACGTTACAAATGGTAAAAAAGGCGGTAGGCCGTCAAAGGTCAATGAAGAAAATATGCAAAGGATTCTTTCAATGTATGCCGAAGGTTCTACACAAGCTGAAATTGCAGAAGAATTAGGCGTAAATAAAAAAACAGTCCAAAGAAAACTAAGTGGACAAGTGGACAAAACCGGACAAAACCATAAAGATAAAGATATAAATAAAGATAAAGATAAAGATATAAATAAAGATAAAGAATTAGGAAATAATGCTGCTAACGGAAAAGTAATATTTTTAAAACAATATAAAAAACCGGAAAAAGTTGATATTAAAGAATCTGGTGAAGATTATTCCATCAATGATATTGATGGAAAAGTAGATCATGAAGATATTAATATTTCTTTTGCGGAAGAACCAGAAAACTATAATAATATGTCAGGTTGTAGCGATTATGCTAAAGGTATCTTATCTAATATTGGTGATTTTTGGAAAGATTAAGCACCAGACTTTAAACGTTCAAAGCCTTTAAAAGATCAATTTTACATGTAAGTTTTAGTTTATATATTAGTATATTATAATATATTGTTTCTATTGGTAATTAAATAAATAGATAGTATGCCGCTATACCGAAAGGTGTGGCGGCTTTTGCTATATATCATCTTGCTAGATTAAATAACCTTTGCTGGCGCTATATCGTTGCCTATAGCCACTTGGGGAAGTGGTGTGTGTAGGCCTAGGGAACCATATACACATTGTAGGCGCATTATCGCGGTACCAGCGCATGAATGAAAGGACGGATTAAATATGAAAATTGATAGAACAGACTATGAACATACTTCCGGGAATACAGGTGAAAAAATAGTATATGATTGGCTTATTTCTAGGGGTAATGAGGTAGAAGATGTGACTTTAAATCAATCATATCAAAAAACGGATGTCGATTTTGTGGTAAACAATTCTTACAAAATTGAAGTTAAAGTAGACCAAAAAATAGAACAGACCGGAAATGTGTATGTTGAGTTGGGATATAGTCAAGAAGATTGGAATCATAAAGGATGGATAGATTATTGTGGTGCTGATTATCTTCTAAAGTTGTCTTATACAAATACTATTGCAAATATGTATTTTTTTGATTTTAAAAAGCTTTTAAAGTTAGTTAATGCTAACAATAACATAAGATCAAGATATGATTCAAAAGAAATGAAAACACAATTGTATAGTCTTTTGCGGCTTGACGATTTAAAAAAAAACGGTATATTTGTGAAAAAGGTAACAATTAATAGAAAGGCAGGTGTATCTAATGGCAACGAAGCCAACTGAACTAAACCAAAAGCATTTTGAATGTATTGCGCTTATGCTTGACGGGTTGAAGCAAAAGGATATTGCTAAAAAGATAGGCGTTGACGAAACAACAATCAGTGTTTGGAAAGATACTGATATTTTTACGGCTGAACTTCAACGGCAAAATAAAGAAAAATTTAAGTATATGGCTGTTGAAGCTGCTAAACAGGTTAAGAAGTTAATGCAATCAAGTAAAAACGATAGTGTTAAGGCAACACCGCACAGAAAACTGCGTGCAAAAAATGTCTCCAAGTGATAAAATTCAGTCATGGATAAACAAATGAGTCTGTCGGCCCTGAACGATGAACTGGCACAGGTGCGGACAAAGAAAAAGGAATTCCTTGAACAGATTGAGCGGATCGTTCCCTGGGGCAAATGGGTCGCCATTATCAAGCCGTGCTACTACAAAGGGGAGCTCGGGAACAAGCCCTATGATCTGGAACTGATGCTGCGGTTGTATCTGCTGCAAAACCTCTATAACCTGTCCGACGAAGCGACGGTTGCCGAGGCCATCGACAGCCGCGCCTTTTCGGATTTCTGCGGCGTGGATTCCAGCAATCAGGTGCCTGACGGCGATACGCTCGGCCGCTTTCGGAATATCCTCGTGCACAATGGTTTGCAGGAGCAGCTGTTTGCACAGGTAGTAAAACTGCTGCGAGAAAAGGGCCTGCTTTTAAAGAAGGGCACCATCGTGGACTCAACAATTATTGCTGCACCGTCTTCTACAAAAAATCAGGAAAAGCGGCGGGATCCAGACGCACATCAGGTGAAAAAGGGCAATGAGTGGCACTTCGGCTACAAAGCGCACGTAGGTGTGGACAAAGACAGTGGTCTGGTTCACACGGTGAAAGTTACAGCCGCGAACGTCAATGACGTCATCATGACTTCAAAGTTATTGACCAGAGAAGAGACGGTTGTATATGGGGACAGCGGCTATCTTGGAGCTGAAAAGCGTGAAGAGGCCATNATCGAAAACCTTTCAGGCAAGCACATTCGTTATAAAATCAATCGTCGTCCCTCGCAGATGAAAAAGGGTTCCACCAGATCGCAAGCTCAGTTAAAGCGCAGAGAGCATGAGAAGTCGTCCGTCCGAGCAAAAGTCGAGCACGTTTTTGGCGTTGTAAAGGGTTTGCTTCGATACCGAAAGACACGATACCGAGGCCTGCAGAAGCAGACCGCAAAACTGAATATGCTGTTTGCGCTGGNAAATCTGATTCTGGCTGACAGACCAAGTCTGGCAGTCTGATTCAGGTTGCGCTTGCGAAGAAAAAGCAAAGATTTTCCACACTGTTTGTCAATATGGGCAGATGGCGTGGATTTTTTATGCCATTGCGCGGTGTTGCCTTAAGCTTGCTGCTGCAAAGGATATTCTTGACCGCGCAGGATTCAAGCCAAAAGACGAACAAGATATTAGCTTGCGGCAGATTGATATTTCTATTGACTATGGGGACGGTGAAAAAGAATGATTGTTGTACTGATTTTAGCTGCTGTTCTGCTGGTAATTATAGGTGTTTTATACAATCGCTTATCTGCGTTAGAATGGCGTTATCACTGCACTATTGCGCAGATATACGCACTACAGGCGGCTTTACATGCGGGTAGAATATAACTTAGCATTCAAAGGTTTCAACGCCACACAGGCGCGTTATAGACTTGCTATGGGGGGAGCCGGTAGCGGGAAAAGTGTTGATGTTGCAATGAATTATATATTAAAACTAAGTGACCCAAAGTATACAGGTGCAAATCTGCTTGTGGTAAGGCAAACAGAAACGAGTCATAAAGATTCTACCTTTGCTGAACTTGTAAAGGCAATTAACACTATGGGGTTGTCGGCGTACTGGACGTACACCACAACCCCTTTAGCAATGACGTGTAGTATCACAGGTAATAATATTATCTTCCGTGGATTCAACGACGAACGCGCAAGGGAACGTGTTAAGTCAGTCAGTAGCAGCAGCGGTAAAATCTGTTGGATATGGGTGGAAGAAGCAACAGAACTTAGGGAAGCCGACGTTGATATATTGGATGATCGTTTGCGTGGCAAGCTGCCTGACGGCCTGTATTATCAGATAACATTAACATTTAACCCCGTATCGGCAAGCCATTGGATTAAGCGAAAGTATTGGGACTATGACAGCGCAGATATATATAAGTGCCATACGGCATATCTTGACAATAGGTTTATAGACGAAAGCTATTCGCGGCGTATGGAAATGCGCAGGGAACAAGACCCGGAAGGTTATAAAGTATATGGCTTGGGTGAATGGGGTGAAACCGGCGGTTTAATCCTGGCTAACTATCAAATAGAAGATTTGACACTAGAATTTGAACGCTATGAAAAGATTGTATATGGTCACGACTTTGGGTTTAACCATGCTGACGCTTGCTTAGAAATAGGCTTCAAGGATGATGAAATGTATATTCTAAGGGAATTGTATGCACATGAAAAAGATATGTCTGAAATTATATTAATATTAGATACGATGCAAGTGGACAAGCATAAAACAATGTGGTGTGATTCTGCTGAACCTGACAGAATTCAGATGTTGCGGAAAGCTGGATATAATGCAAAGCCAGTAAAAAAAGAAGCTGGAAGTGTGAAGGCGCAGATAGATTATCTAAAACAACATAAGATTCATATTAACGGTGGTTGCCTTAATACGATTAAGGAAATACAGCAATGGAAGTGGAAAAAAGATAACACAAGCGGTTTGTATCTTGATGAACCTATAGATTTTCAGGATGATGCAATGGCGGCGTTACGATATGCCATTGAAGAATACCGCAGGAATACAAAGCTAAAGACATTTGATAGAAATATGTTGGGTTTATGACGGCTATAAGCCGCCTTTTTTATTTTAAGGGGTGATAAGGTGTATATAATTAGCCAGAACGAAGAATTAACAACCGATAAAGTTAAAAAGATAATCAACAATTATGAAACTACGCACAAGCCTAGATTACTAAGATATCGTGATTACTACGATGGACGGCAAGCAATTTTGCAAAAAACAGTGACAAATGAATATAAGCCGTGCAACCGTATTGTTACGAATTACTGTTATAACATTGTGCAAAATTATTTAGGATATATGACCGGTATAGGAATTACTTATTCTTCAAATGATGAAGGATTTGACAACGTTAGAGATATTCTAAATTACAATGATATCAAAACGGAAGATAGTGATTTGCTTCTGAATGCATTGATTTATGGCGTGTCTTTTGAAATAAACTATCTTGACGCAGATTTACAGCAGCGTTTCAAAGTGCTTGATTGTTGTATTCCTGTTTATAGTGATACCTTGGACGGTGATCTAATGTATGTGATTAGGTATTACCGCGATTATACAATTGATGATATTGTAACAAACAATCCAGACTGGATTATTGAGATTTATTCTGCCGATACGATCAGCCGCTATAAGGCTACTAGCCAGTTTGGGGAAATGACACTGATTGATGTACCTGCACAACATTATTTTGGACAAGTACCGATTACGGTATTTAAACTTAACAATGATATGCGCAGCGTTTTCGATAAAGTAATGACGCTGCAAGATGCCTATAACACACTGCTTTCAAGTGAAGTAGATGATTTTGAAGCATTCTGTGATGCTTATTTAGTTTTAAAAGGCGCTGACATTGATGAAACCACATTAGCAACCATGAAAGAAAATAGGGTGCTTGTGCTTGATGCTGATGGTTCAGCCGAATATCTTAATAAGTCCATTACGGACACGCAGATAAATAACATGCTTCAAAATGTAAATGATACAATTCACAAAATAGCTAATAGTCCTGATTTTAATGATGAAAAGTTGCTTGCACAGTCTGGTATAGCAATGCGTTATAAGCTGGTTGGCTTTGAAAACAGTTCTTCGGCAATAGAAAGTAACATGAAGAAAGCGTTACAGCGGCGTATTGAATTGATCTGCGCCATTCTTGAATTAATCGGTACAACTGCAATCTGGCGTGATGTTGCGATTACCTTTACCAGAAATCTGCCTGTTAACACGCTTGAAGCGGCGCAGGTAATTAATAGTCTGCGTGGTATTGTAAGCGATAAAACATTGCTTTCTCTGTTGCCTTTTGTCAGTGATCCAGATGCAGAACTTGAACAGTTGCAAGCGGAACAGGAATCTAAGACAGGCTTATATAGTTTTGACAATGGCGGTGTTGCCTAATGTCTTACTGGTCAACCAGAATTGCCAAGACACAGGAAGCACTATATAACAAGTCACAGCAAGCGCATAACGCGCAACTACGGCGCTATTACAGGCAAGCTATACAGGATACCATAGATAATATCTCAGGCTTGTATGACAAGATAACAAGCACTAGCGGAACAGTACAGATTGTCAACGCCGGTTTTATTTTGACCGAAAACGCCGGTCGGAAATGACCCATATCGCCGGTCACCCTACCGCCGGAATATCCGCCGGCGGAACTGTCTGGACGCCGGCCTTGAGCCGATCTTTCAGCCGGTAAGTCTGGCCACGGATATTGATCACATGGGCGTGATGCAGCAGCCTGTCGAGCAGGGCTGTGGCAATTACCGTGTCGCTGAGAAGCTCACCCCAGTCACTGAAGTATTTGTTGCTGGTCAGGATGATGCTTCCGTGCTCGTAGCGTTCGGACACCAGCCGGAAGAAAAGCTCGGNCTCCTGGCGGTTTAGCTGCATATACCCGACCTCGTCGATGACGAGAATTGCCGGCCGCAGATAGACCCGCCAGCGCCTCTCCAGCCGGTTCTGCTCCAATGCCCGCTTGAGATCCTCAATGAGGCGCACCATAATTGTCATTGTCCGGGTTTTCTTTGTAAACCTCTCGTATTTTGACCAGAAGCAGCTGCCACGGTTTTGGCTTGCCAGCCGACTGCAAAGAGCGGTAGTACCCGGATTCACTGACTTTTACAACCCGGCACATGGTATGAATGCAGAACCGCTCACGGCGCAGCGTGATGTACTCATACAACCGCCCCAGCTTTACCGTTTCCGGTCTTTGGCGAAAAAACCCAGCGCATCCTTGAGAATCTCATTGGCTTTCCGTAGCTCCGAGATTTCCTTGATCAGCCGGCGTTCGTTCTCGGAAAGCGGCGCGTCACGGCGAATACCGCTGCCGACGAAGGCGTGGTCTCCGAAGGCCTTTCGTTTCTGCCGCCACTCCGCCAGTGAGTAGTACGGAATGCCAAGTTGTGCCGCCGCCTGCTTCACGCCGATTTCATCGGACAGCTTGACCGCTTCTTCTTTAAACTCCTTGTCATATTTGCGCATTGCAAACACCACCTTGTTCTTTTTTTGATTCTATCACATTTGGGGTTTTTACTCTCTGCACTTCTATGATATCCCTCCATTGAAATCACAAGATGAAATGCTGAATGAATCACTAAATGCGCTTGCGTCTATTGGTGATACAACTGAACGTGCAAAGCTGGCAACAGAACTATTTGGGAAAGCTGGAACAGAATTAGCGCCTATCCTGAATAGCGGAACAGCAGGAATAGCAGACTTAAAGCAAGAGGCACATGATCTTGGTTTGGTAATGTCTAATGAAAGCGTTACTTCCGGTGTTGAACTTGGAGATACCATTGAAAACTTAAAAGATTCTTTCGGTGCCATTGGAACAAAATTAGCCGTTGATTTAATGCCTGTTATACAGCAAGTAGCAGATTATATAACGGCGCATATGCCAGAAATACAAGCGGTAATTCAAACTGTATTTGATGTTGTTGGTTCTGTTATTGAAGCAATAAAACCGATTATCACAGGATTAATTTCTATAATATCCGATGTTGTCACAAGCGCACAGACAGAAGGAACCGCTTTTAATGATATTTGGAAGGGTATACAGGCCGTTTTTGAATCGGTCATAGCAATTATCAAATCTGTATTTAAAGCCTTTGATAGTGCCTTTAAAGGGGATTGGAGCGGCTTCTGGAATGCAATCCTGAATATTTTAAAAGGATTTATTTCTTTATTTACAGCAGCAGGAAAGGCCATATTTACAGCTTTATGGGATGGATTAAAAGCTATTTGGACAGATATTACAACATGGGTATCACAGAAAGTTCAATGGATTATAGACAAATTTACAGCTGCTTTATCTTTTGGAAGTAGTGTAACAGGTTCTTCTGGTGGTGGTGGTAGAAGCGGATCACACAGAAACGGATTAGAAGAAGTTCCTTATGATGGTTATATTGCAGAATTACATAAAGGTGAAATGGTTTTAACAGCCGCAGAAGCTAACCAATACCAGTCTGGTATGTCAACACTAATAAATGCATTAACAGCCGCTACAAGCCTTTCTAGCACGTCTGGGGATACTTCTGGCGGGGTAATTCAGCTTGTTGTAAATGTAGGTGGTGAAAAGTTCGGTGAGCAAATCGTTTCGTTAGGCGATGCGGCGAGGACGAAATTAGGAATTGCAAAGGTGGTGAAAGTCTAATGGCGTTTATGATTAATGGTGCAGTATTTAAATATCCTGATGGACTAAAAATGAAGCGTACAGACAATATTGTTAACACGTTTACTACATTGGCGGGTGGGATTGTTGGCGATATAAGCGGCTGGAAATATGCGGATAACACTTTAACATGGTCATATTTAACCGCAGAACAAATTAACACGATGATTACAGCAACAGCAAACCAATTTGCAGTTACTTTTGACGATTTAGACGGGACGGAACACACGGTAAATGCTATTAGGACTTCAACAAGCTATAACAAGATGTTCCGTTTTATTGCGGGTCAACCATGTTTTACCGATATTATGATTGGGGTGAAATATCCTGATGTTTACGACAACAACTGATTTTAATAACAAGATGAAGCAGCCTTTGCGGCCTTCCTTAAAAGTACAGATAGAATATGGTCAAATAGACCCTGACGCAAGGGACACGGCAGCGGTAACAGCTAAAACGAGTGAAATGGCGTTTAGTAATTCAGCGCAGGTGATTAACGATCATAGCATAGAAGAAAATATAAAAGTAATGACACTGGAACAGAACGAAACATTTCTTGACGGTAGTTTCGTATTTGTGCCAGTGTCAACTATTACTGATTGTAAAGTTGGCTTTCGTCCAGATTTTTTGTCAGATGCAGACGGTAATTTTAGCAGTTATCCATACATTCAAATTACAACTACTGATAATATCAATGCTATTGGAATTAGCTTAGTCTTTTCAAAGAAGCTGAAACAATATGCGGTTGATTTTGATGTTGTGATAGGAAATATAACACATTCAATCACTAATAATTCTTTAATTGAGTGGCAATCGGATTTTGAAGTTAATGAAACCAATGTAGTTAAAATTATTTTTAAAAAGTGGTGTAAGGCATTCACACGCGCAAAACTGACACAAGTTAATTTTGGTATTTATACGATCTTCACAAACGATAATTTAACAGCGTTAAAGTTGACAGATAAGTTTAATCCTATTTCTACGCAGCTTTCAGAAGGTTCAGTTGATTTTACATTTGTTAATGTTGGAAAAGAATATAATCCTATGAATCTATCTTCAAGGCGGAAATTCATTGTAGAACGTCAGCCGATTGTAACGAGTGTTGGTTATGATGATGAAATGTTTCAAGTAGGTTATCACGAATTAAGCGGTAAGCCAACAATTACACAAAGAACAGTCGAATTAACTGGCAGCACGTTATTATCGAAGCTAGATGTTGAAATAGATGCTACATTGTATCAGGCAAAGACGCTTTACCAGATCGCACAATCATTATTTGCTGCTGCTGGTATCACTAAATACAGCATTGACGCAACTTTAAAAAATTACACAGTAACAACGGTAATTGATGGTACGGCGCGAGAGGCCTTAACAAGCCTATGTATTGCGGCCTGTAAGCAGTATTGGCAAGCGGGTGATACGGTTTATATTGGCGTGAAATCAGCCACTAGCAGCAATTTTGAAATTACGTCAAACATAGAACAGAATCCAACCATTACAGTTGATGATGTTATTCAGTCAATCACGGTTACTTATAAAACCTATGCGTTAGGCACGACAAGTGAGCAGTTAACAACGTATACTCCAACAGAAAATGGAACATTTGTCCTCAGCGTTAGTTATGCAACAGGAATTACAGTTACAGGCGGTACGCTGGTTAGCAGCACACTTAATAGTGCTACTGTTACAGGTACAGCAAACACACAAATAACCGTAAGTGGAATCAAGCTGGTAGAAAATGAATTAACAGCTTCATACACAAATTCCAATGTAGACGATGGTTCAACAATTAAAGTTACAGATAATCAATTTATTAGCACGGCAACACAGGCAAACACGGTTATTAACTGGCTTCTGGCCTACTATGCGAACACGCAAATAATCACTTCAAAATGGCGGCAGAATCCAGCATTGCAAATAGGTGACGTTATTGGAATTGCAACAGATTTTGGAACACACAATATTATGATCGAAGAAAATACGCTTGAAATGTCTGCCGGTGGTTTATCTGGTTCAACGAAAGGCCGGGTGATTTAATGGCATGGGTAGCACCTATTACAGACAGAACCGAAATAGATATAAGTAATAAAACTTCAATGGCGTACCTCAATTATACCGATTTGAACCGCATAGAAGGAAATACAAGATATATTAATGATTATATTGCTTCATATGGATATTCAAGCGGTATAACCAATATTAAAACATGGGTAGTTGGTGAAAGCCTGACTAAAGTAGAAGCAGACAGAATTAGAAATAACATTCAACTATTAATTGATGCGTTCTGCAAGTTATCAACACTTAATGATATTGTCTTTAATAACACATTTGATTATACGCAAATCAATATTCTGGAAAGAAATTTAAACGAATTAAATACTTATATCGACTATATGGCAAAGGCGTTTTTATATTGCGGTGATGCGTATATGGGAGGGGCTTAAATGAAAGATAGAATTCCATTAGACAATGGAAAGAATAATAGTATCAAACTTGATTTGACAAATATATCTAACTTTGATGAACTGAAAGCCGCAAATACAGCTGGGACTTTAAAAGCAGATGTATTTGCAAACAATGATGGAACTGGAACACAAGAAATTGGAACAGCTTTAAATAAAGCAAATCTTTTATCTGATACAACAGCAACAAAATTAGGATTAACACCTGCAAATAATCCTACTGTAAATGATGCCTTTAGTGCCTTGGATATTCAAAAAATAGGAGACATAAAAACAACAATAAGGACTGACTTGGGTAATAAATGGCTTCTTTGTAACGGTGCAGATATAAACAAAAATACATATCCTGATTTAAATAATGTACTACCAGATGTTGAATTTACATATGGAAAAGCTAGAACTATTTCATTTACTAATGGTGATAGAATATTGGATATTTATAAAGATAATAATCAATATATTATTTTATCATTTTATTATTCAGGTGCTACTATTTATTATCGTATTTGGACAGCTACAACAATAAATTCTATCGGTGACTTGACTCTTGTCAATACAATAACCTTAAGTTTGTATGATTCAAGTAGAGATTTAGCATTTGGTAGAATAGGAAAAATAGGATCTAATTATGTTATAATTCTTTCTTCTACAGTAGAAGGACAATACGATAATAGTGGATACTACTATTCTAGATTAGTATTAAATTTTTATTATTCTACAAGTTTGTCTGTAACTTTTACAAAAACTAAGTCATTAGAAACAGCTTCAACATATACACTTACTACAATGAGTTCAGAATTTGTTGTTAATAACGGGAAAATATCAATAATAATTTTTACTCCAAATGCAAAAGGGGTAGCTACAAATTATGCATGTATTTTTAATAGTACCGATGGAATTACGTGGGTTAATTTTGATTTAATAAATAATTTGTCTACTTATATTACAGCGGCTTCTACTGTTCATGGCTATGGGTATTATAATGGATATTACTATTTTTCATATACTACATCATCATATTATGGAATAATGAGAAGTTATGATTTAATTACATGGACAAATTTAATTAATAGTACCACAACGTCGATTTTGGGATTGACATATCTTAATGGCGTTTTTTATTATGGAAACAACTCAAAATTATATTATACTACTGATTTTGTTACTACTTATTCTTTAACTGGAACCATTTCAAATTTCTTATTATGGAATGATGGTGTAAATATATACAATTGTAATAATAAAATTATATTTGGGACATCTAGCTTTTCATTAAGTGCTGATACTATTCCACTTTTAAATATAACTTCCGGTAATCTTATTCAAGTTACAAATAAAATTATAGTGCAAAGAGGAAGTAATAATAATTTATTTATTAATCTGGATTTAGAAAATAAAAAACTACCTTTTTTTTCATCTGTTAGTGGTGGAAATACTACAGAGTGTTATTATATAAGGGCGTTAGGTTAGAAAGGCGATATTTGAATGAATGACAATGTTATAACAATTCCACAATTACTTCCTAGAAATGGGTATGTAGAAATTATAGATGATAATGGGAATCATGTATATCAAGCCACACAAGAAACAGAAGAAAAGTTGAAATTGCAAGACGATTTAATACAAACTCAATTGCAATTACAACAATCAGATGATACAGCAATTGAATTGTATGAAAAAACTGCAATTTTAGAAGAAGCAAATTCACAACAAGACGATAGCATTATTGCTATTTTTGAAAAGATAGGGGGATAAAATAATGATTAATCCTATTGCATATAGTTATTGGAGAAGAATTAAAGATGGCGCTAGAACTTATGCTAGTGTTTTAGAATCTGTTAAAGCTGATGTTAAAACACTTGCTAAACAAGATGTTGTAAATGGTGTAATTACTGCTGATAGGTACAAAGAACTTATTGGGGAAGATTATACAGAATAAGAGGAAGCGTTAAATGGAACAATTTTATAAAAGGTTATCAAACCTATTTAGCGTTAAAAGTATTGTCACTGTTTTATTGACAGTGGCTTTTATTTTTTTAGCTATTGAAGGTAGATTGAATCAAGATTATATGACCATTTATACAGTGGTCATTGCTTTTTATTTTGGCACACAGATAAGGTACAATAAGTTTCGCAAATTAAGAAACCGAAAAAAGGGACATGGTTTGCAGATCTCTGATAGAATGAAAGTTACCACACAACCATTCTGAAAGGAGAAAACCAAACCATGTCCGAAAAGATTATACAACTGAACGAGGGAATCATCAAGAACGAGCTGAAGGAACTGGTACGCAACAGCGTAGAGGAAACACTGAACGAGCTGCTGGACAAGGAGGCTGCTGAACTTACTGGGGCAGCAAAATACGAGCGTTCAGAGGCACGCCAGGGATATCGCTCCGGACACTATGAGCGTAACCTCACCACCACTTCTGGTGATGTGACGCTCAAAGTACCGAAGCTCAAGGGCGTTGGTTTTGAGACCGCTATCATTGAACGCTATCGCCGACGGGAAAGCTCAGTAGAAGAAGCTCTCATTGAGATGTACTTGGCCGGTGTGTCTGTGCGTCGTGTAGAGGATATCACTGAAGCACTTTGGGGTACCAAGGTTTCCGCATCTACCGTAAGCGAGCTAAACAAAAAAGCCTACGTTCATATTGAGGACTGGCGCAATCGTCCGCTACAGGGTGGAAAATACCCCTACGTTTATGTAGATGGTATCTACTTGCGCCGCAACTGGGGCGGTGAATATGAAAATGTCACCATTTTGGTGGCAATTGCCGTCAATGAAGACGGCTATCGTGAGGTACTCGGTGCTGCAGAGGGCATGAAAGAGGACAAGGCAAGTTGGGTTTCGTTCTTCCAATGGCTCAGAGGCCGTGGTTTGGACGGCGTAAAACTCATTGCAGGAGACAAGTGCCTCGGTATGCTGGAAGCTGTGGGAGAAGTGTTTCCAGAGGCCAAATACCAACGTTGTGTCGTCCATTTCTACCGTAATGTATTCTCCGTGGTTCCTCGCTCCAAAGTGAAATTGGTGGCTAAAATGCTCAAGGCAATCCATGCACAGGAAAGCAAGGCTGCTTCCCGCAAAAAGGCTTCCGAGGTAGTGGAAATACTACGGGAAATGAAGCTGAAGGAAGCGGCAAAAAAGGTGGAAGATTCCGTAGATGAGACACTTACATATGCTGATTTCCCTTTCGAGCACTGGACTAGAATCCGCACCAACAATGTAATTGAACGCCTGAATCGCGAGATTAGACGCAGGACTCGGGTAGTTGGCACTTTCCCCGATGGCGAGTCAGCGCTGATGCTGGTCTGCGCTCGTTTGCGCCATGTAGCAGGCACTCAATGGGGCAACAAGAAATACATGAATATGATGCATCTTCAAGCGTGTGCTGAGGATGCTTATATTGCCGGTTGACCTTGTTCTGCCGGAGGCTGCAAACCAATTTGCGAAAAACTATTGACGGTACCGGCACACAGACACAGAAAATAAATGACGCAATTGATTCGGTAACTACAGATTAAAAGGGATTTATTGAATATCGCTTATACACTACCCTTTTTTAAAGGGGGAATAGATATATGACCGAGTGGGGAGTAGTATCTGTAATAATTGCTTTGGGTGGATTTATCTTTGCAATTATTAAACTGATTGCACCGCTAATTAAAAGCATAACAAGCCTAGACTGTTCAATTAAGAATTTGTCTGGAAAGATTGATGAAATTACCTTAAATGAAAAAGAACAGAATCAAAAATTAGAAGATCATGAAATAAGAATTGTAAAACTGGAAAGCAAGTAG